CAAAATATTTTACTAATTCAACAAATCCTTTATAATCTAAACGTTTTGCACTACCTGATACAGCTGAACTAGCTGATATGTAATGATTGTTTTGTAAAATCAAGTCATCATAAGATGAAGATTCTATTAATCTAGGATCTCCAATGTATTGATCTATATTAAATGATGCAGTACCTAAAGCATTAGCTGCTATATTACGAATAGCTATAGATGAAGATACTCTAGCATTTAATTCGTTTTGAGGGCTAAAAGATAAATCTACAAAGTGTAAATCTGTAGAAGTATAATTGGTAGAAGCCGTAGGTTCAAGTTGTAATGATACAAATGGGGATAAAACACTACCTGTAATAGTATTATTTTTAACTGTTATTTTATCATTATCAAATCCTTTTATTTCGTTTACTTTAGTTGAACCACCAAATTCTTTTGGTTGTAAAATACTACTTGTAATACCAAATGAAGTAATTAAATTTTGTAAGCCAACAGATGTACCTTTACCTTTATTTAATAAAATTAAATTATGATATATTCTTTTATAACTTTCAGCTAATATATCTTTTTTAGGAATATTATTTAAATAACTACTAGTAGCATTAAACGTAGCACGTGTATCAACAAATAACGAACTACCACTATTTAATCCACCGATATAATTGTCAAAATCGTTATCTCCTTTACTATTATAAAGTTTTACACCTAATGATTTTAATGCATCATAAACTAAATCTTTAGATACTCCTTTTTCTAAATTATTATCAGCATTATATAATTCGTTAATTGAAGTAATATATATCCAAACATTATCAAAATAATGTCCAATCATATCTACAAATGTATAATATGATTGATAACTACTAGGATCATTTTTTACATACCCCGGAATTACATTATATAATCTATCTTGATTTTCTTCATCATAATCTGTAGAAGAAGTTATTGAAGAAGCAAACCAATTTCTAGATATTAAAGAACCAGTAGATAATAAAATATATGGTTTATTACTATTTAATTTAGGCCAAGCATATGAAGATGATTCAAAATATAAATAATTTTCATATCCATCAAAATTCTTAGTAATATCATCAATTTTTAATTTAATTGAAGCCGTTTCACTATTCTTTAAAGCGCTAGTTGAACCAGTAAGAATATTTATGTCATTATTATAATCTTCAATTGATTTAATTTTATCATAAAATAATTCTAAACGTTTTCTAGCCGAACTAAAATTAATAAAATTATCAAAACTAGTATAGTCAATATTCAAATCATATGAATTATCGTTCATATAATTTAAAACTCGATAGTATGACGACCCAGTTAAAGAAGAAACTAAACTACTATAATTTTGATATCCTGTAGGTACATCTTGTTTAATATCAAGATCAATATCAAAGTTAGGTCCTTTTAATTGTGGAATTGGATCCGGAACTACAGTTATACTTAAATCAATATTAAAAGTATAAGGATAAATAATTTCCTCGGCTAACCATAAAGTATCTTTTAATACTATACTTTCATCTAATGGTTCATATAGTTTTAATAATACTGAATCATTATCAATAGCCACATTAACAACTACTTGTTGTACGTCTGGGCGGAAATTAACTAAATAATATTTTTGATATGCTGAAGAATTTAATTCGTCTATTAATTGTTGAGCTTGGGTTAAAAAGATATTTGAGGGAATATCAACCGAATTAATTCTTATTTCAGTTCTGTCAGAAGATATTTCACTTATGAATATATCATCTTGATTTTCAGAAAATTTTCTTCTAAAAAAACTATATTGAGAATAAAAAGCCCCATCATTATATCCAAAATCTTGAATATCCTTTATAGGATCTATTTCTATAATAGGTAATGTAGAATTTTGGTATAAGAAAGAATTTGAAGGTAACTTAAAATTTCTATAATTATAATCTACATCAAGTAAATTATTGTTACTATCGTATAAAAATAACTCTATATAATCTTCTTCAATTCCGAAAGATTCATTTAAGTTTCCAGGAGTTAATAAATTAGTATCTTCAATATTAAATCGAGATACTTGTTGAGTATTTTCTACATTACCTATAATCTTAATCTCAGCCATTATTCTCTATTTAAATCTAATAATGTTTTATTAGCATCTAATAATTCTTGTCTTAAAGAAGTTATTTCATTTAATAGTGCTTGAATATCTATATCTTCACTTATGTTTATTCCTAAGTATTCAGCAGTTCTATTTAGTATAAATCTGTGAGAATCTAAATCTCCTTCTTTAGGAATTTCAAAAAATAAATTATCATAAAGTTCAAAAAAATCAGATAATGTAAAAGTAGTTTCAGTTGCAGGTCTTACTAATTGTTTAAAACTCTTATCTACTACTTTTTCAAAATCACCTTTTGAAAAAATTTGTTTATCTAATCTTATTACTTCAGACATTATTGTATAACTTTAAAGTAGTTGTTATCTTCAGTTACTATTGTATTTCCTCCTATAGTAGTTTTTACTAATACTTGGTAATATCTTTCGGGTTGTAAACCATTCATGTAAATATCAAAATAATTACCTGATGAATCGCAAGATAATTTTGTATATGTAGTATCAAAATCAATTACAAATTCATCTGTTTTAATATCTTTTACAGCATAATATGATGATGTAGGTAATATTTTATTATTGGTATATACTGAAGACGTTTGGAAAGTACTAACAGGGTATTGATCTCTTACATTTACTCTAAAACGATTTACAGAATCAATTTGGAATTCTCCTTTATTATTAGATAATGTAATTGCTGGATTTGGAGAAGTAATTGTAGATAATGAGCCTGTGTTGTATATAAAATCATTCCATCTAAATTCTAAACATGGAGGATAAATAGTATGAGTATCTACAGAGAAATATTTAGTTTCAAATGGTGACCCCGTAGTAAATTCTAAAGAGCTAGAATGTTTAATTATGAACCCATATTGATAATAACTCGAACTAACAGCATTAGTTATATCTAACTCTATATCTTTACCAGTAGTATATGTGAAAGATTGAGTTGCTGTAAAGTTACTTGCAGTAAACCATGTTCCACCTCCTACATTACTTCCAGTAAATTCACTAGTAGTCCCTGCAATGGAAGAAGTAAATATACTTCCACTCATAGTATCACTATATTTCCAACTAACTCCATTAGTAGTACTAGGAACATTAGCTGCTCTACCAGTACCCATATTCCAAGAAGTAGCTACTGGATGGCATTGTATAGTATAGTTTAAAGGGATTTCAGTAGCATAAGCTTGAAATAATTTTAAATAAGCTTTATATCTTGCTAAACCAATTTTATTAGTTAATATATCTTGGATTTCAGAATTAGTAAATGATAATAGAATACGAGATACATCTCCCTTACTATCAATAGATTTATAAATACTTAAGTCTAATATTTCATCTAATCCTGCGTTTTTACCAGGATAATATGAATATATTGCAGCATCTTTATCAGGAAATATTTTATATATGGCCATTTTTAATATGTAATAATTCTACCGTTTATATCAATATCAGGAAAACGTATTTCAAATATACTAGGATCTATTGAAGGATAAATAATACCATTTCTAGTAGCACCAGTAACATCATATCCATACGGAGAATAATCACCTCCTTGTTTATTTACAATTTCTACTTTTGATACCGAACGAACGCCCGGAACTTTTAAAATAAGCGCATTAATATCGGACACAACAATAGGTTGATTTATTTGCCAGGCGTCTATATTAAAATATGATTTTATTTGAGAAATGCACGTAGATAATAGTTCCTTATTATTATAACTTGGATCAGCATTTATTTCAAAATTAATACCTAAATTAATATAAAATGCATTTTTAATATTAATAGCATCTGTAACCATTCTATATTGGTTAAGATATGTTTTCAAGTTTGCTTTTAATGCATCACTAGCAGATATTAATTGTTTATCTGAGTTGTATCCTAAAACATATAAGTCTAAGCTTAATGGGTTATTAGATACTAAATTACCTAATGAATTATATGTTTCTTGAGTTATATATGCTTTAGATATAGTACCATACGTTGATGGTAAACTTAAACTGCGCATAACATAATCATCTTTAGTTACTGTTCTGTTTTGAGATGAATATGATGATAATGCATTTAAACGAACTTCTTCTATAGTATCAGCTCCTCTACCACCAACAGCAGGTGAAATATTATTACAAGCTATACTAGATAAAACACTACCTGTTAATGCCGGAATAACTCCCCCATATTTAAAATTTATATTTGTTGTATCAATAGTAGTTAATACATTTGCAGGTACGTTAGAAGTTAAACCTCCACCTACTAAATATTGAACTGTTAGTGTAGTATTTTGAGGTACTAAACCATAAGTTTGAGTAAAAAATATGGATGATTTATTATAATTATCTATATTAGTTTTAATACTTGGTACTAACCCCAAATTAATATTTTCTGGGGTTGGTAAAATAGTAGTATCAGAATTATTTACTGACATACCTGATCCAAATTGTAATTCTAGTTTATCATCAGGTTTAACACGAGTAACAAATCGTCTGGGTACACGTTGGAAGTTTAATAAATAATTAACCCCATCACTACCTGAAGTTGGGTTACTTGAAGATATAGGAACTAAATCCTGAGCTAAATAAGGAACTTCATACCATGTATATCCATCTCCATCAGTAACTTTTAATACTTGAAGTATATTAGTATCATCAATTGTGATTGAGTTAAATTTTTGTGGTGTAGTAAAGGTAAAAGTAGCAGTTCTTATTTCAGCAGATATTGCTTTAACTTTCTTTTTTGCTAAAAAATAATTACTATCTACAAAAGTAATTTCGGCTGAGCTAGTATCAGAAAAATCTATACGTTCAGTAGTAATAAATTTACTAAAATCAGCATTACTTGTTATTAATGTATTTTCAGGTACAACTAATGAATACAAAATATCAGGAGTAATATCACTTCCTTGAATTCTAGTAGGAAATAATTGATACACATCTAAATCAACATTAGAAGCATAAGAAACTTTAGGACGATACCCAAATGAATAAGCTAAATTGTATAAACTTTCTTTTTCTTTAGCTAAATTTAAAAAGTTTTCTTGAATTTGAGAATCAATATAAAATGAAGAAACGTCACCTACGTAAGATGCCATTTCAATAAACATATTCCCAGGAGATGCTTCTGAAAAGTCATTATAAGTATCTGGAAAATATGTTTTAGCAAACTCTTGTAGAGATGCTTTAAAATCACCGAATGATTTATTTAAATATTTTATTGATTTATCTTCAGCCATTATTGTAAAGCAATTATGATATTATCTTGTTGTCCTGAAATATTCAGTCTATAATCTATTTCTATAGTTAATGTATTTCCATCTTCATCTGGGGTTAGATTAATAGTTAATAGGGTAATTTCAGGAATAAATCTGCTTACACTAGAAAATATTTCATCTTGAATAATAGGATATAATTGTTCATCTAATTGTTCAAATACTAATCTAGGTAAATTAGTACCAAATTCAGGATTCATTACTCTTTCACCTTGTAAAGTCAATAATAAATTAATTAAATTAGATTTAATCTGATCTTTAGTTGAGTAAGTACTTCTAAATACACCTCCAGCATTAAAAGGAATAGAAACCCCTATTGCTCTATTTTTATCTAAATCTCTAGGATCTATTCTAACTACTTGAGGTATTGGCATAATTATTCGCTATATTGTCTCATTTGAGCTAATTCCTGTGGAGTCATAGTAGCTGCTGTCTCAGCAATAATATCTAAATATGGGTTTCCAGTTGATTTAACTTTAGGAGATGTTGGTTGATAACCACCATTTTGCATAGGAGGAGCTTGTAAACCCATCATATTAGCTAAATTTTTTCTATAAGCTGTCATGTCGACATCTTGTGAAGTAAAACTCATAGTTCTATTCTCTTGAATAGGTTGAGATTGAAGAGTAGATAACTCTTCACGTAAAACTTCACGGACTGATTCTTTAATTAGTTTTTTAAATACATCTACTTTCATGATTATAAATATTAAGCCACGAGATTTTTCTCGTCTATTTTTAATTTTAATTCTTCAATTAATATATCGGGGGATAATGTAAACGAATATTCACTTTGTAATATCTCATTTCCATCTTTATTTAATGCTACAGCATATCTACGTTTATTTCCTTTAACTACAAAATTAGGATTTTCTTCTTCTTTGATAAAGAATCTAAATCCTTTATAATCATAACCTTTTAGATATCCCAACCCAGCAGATAAATTAGCTATTTGGGATGATGATAAATTATCTAAACCAGAATCTAATAAACCTTCAATAGGTAATAATCTACTTTCTTGAAAATTTAAATCATCTATTAATTTAGATATAATTTGAGATATTATTGATAATATAACAATAGCTGCTAATTTTAAGTCATCTAATGTTTTAGATTTAGAATCAATAGTATTAATTACACCTAAGGGTACACCAACTCCTGGAGGGACAGCTGATGGTACAGGATTACTTTTAAATAAATTTAATATTGTGTCTAATAAAGGAATTAAAATCCCTAAAATTAAGATTACAGTTTGTACTGTTTGTAATTTTACTCTATTTTGATTTATAATTAATTTAGCTCTATTAACAGATAATCTAGCTCTTTGAATATCTTGTTCAGTTCTAATGTTTTTTATTTGTTCATTTACTCTATCTACTACTTTTTCTATTCTTTTATTTCCAACAGTAATAGAACTAATTAAAAAATTAGATAACACTCCTACAGTAGTTATTATACTTCTATTAGGTATACTAATTTTTCTACCATTTTTAATATCATTTAATCTAGCAGATGTTGTGTCTGATATTGATTTAGTTTTAGATCTAAGAGATTCAACTTCTTGAGGTAAATAAGATTTTAATTTATTTTCTAATTCAGTCCTTTTATCTTCAATATTCTTGTTTATAAGAGCTTTTTCAGTCTCGTAATCTTTTCTTAATTGAGATAATCTTTCTTGCTTTTCAGTATCTGTTAATCTTGAAAGTGATATTCTAGATTCTTGAGCTTTATAATCAGTTTCTGCTTTGGTAAATTGTGTTCCTAAATCTTTAATATCTTCTTCTAATCGTTTTGCATTTTCAGTTACTGAGGATTTTAGAGTAGCTGCAAATCTATCTTTTTGAGATGCAATAGCTGATTTAGCGGCACCTACTAAAGTATCTCTATTTACATTAACAATACTAGATAGATTTTGTTGTAATGCCATTATGATGTATAAGATTTATTCGATTTCAAAGAATTTAAATTATCAGTTGTAGAAGTTAAATCTTCTAAAGCAGCATATAAATTATTTCCTGCTTGGTTAATTTGTAATAAAAGAGTGCCTGCAGGAGTACTTTGTACTGTTTTTAATGCTGTAGCTAATTCTTTTAATTCTTTTATTAATGTACTTAAAGTATCTACTGTTTTATTACCTAATAATAAAGGTTCAACAGCCATTCCTCCTTCAGGATTCAATCCTAATGAAATCTTCGGAGCATTAACCACTACTTCAGTATCAGAATTTAAATATATGGTGTTTTCGGAAGATAATCCAACCCCATATCCATGAATTAATACTTCATCTTTTTTAGCATTTATTACTACACGATCTCCAGTTAAAATACCTTGAGAACGATTAGCATATTCATTCCATTTAATTGGACTAAACATTAGATTATAAGAAAATTCTCTAATATTAAATGGAACTTGTTGAGTTGAAGTTAGATATAAAGCAGATCTATCATTGTTTATTTCTTCAACGTAGGGTTTTAAAGATTTAGCATTATAATTATGACCATTAGTTAATAATGTAATCGGGTCACCATTATTACCAGTTACACTCCACCAGTTTTCTCTAGTATTAAACTTAGTAGTTGAAGAAAAGCGTAATGAATTACCTGTTCTACCTTCAAATATACTATCTCCCTCAAATGGTAATAACGATTTTATATTTCCATTTTCAGTAAATGTATTACCCAAAACTAATTCATTAGCCGGTTGAGAATTATGTTGATTATTATTCCATAAGTTTAAAACACTTAAATAGTATTTTTGAGACTTATTAGAGTTATCTTGAGCTTGAGAAGACGGTAAAGTAAATAATATTACTAACTCTTCAATTAACGGTAAATATTTTTGATTAGGTAAAAACGGTATTGCAGTGTTTAATGTAGTTAAATCACTATTAGATACGGTTTTATTTGAAGGATAATCAACATAATATATAGTTCCTATACCACCCCACTCACCGTCACGACTAAATAAATTGCCACTTGGAGTATTTTCATCCATCAAAACACCTAATACTTTCCCAATTGTGAAAGGAGAAGGTGATTTTTGTTGGGATTTACTTAACTGAGTGGTTAAGGAACCTCCAATACTAGTCCTTATGGTCCTTGTTGACATCCGTTGTTACAGGTTTAAATACTTCTTTATCAATATTTTGAACAGCATTCATTAGTTGTTCTCTTTCAGCTTCACTTAACATACCATCATCACCAGCATTAGCAGCATTAGCCATAGCACGTTGAACAATACCCGCCATTTTTATAAGCGAATCATCGTTTTTAACGGATACATCTAAATATTCTTTGATTAAAGGAACAACCATTAAAGCTGATTGGGTATCAATAACTAATGGTTTAAGACCTGTGATTAGATCTTTGATTTGTTTTTCTTTTTCTCTTGAATTATCGTATATATTTTTTAAAATATCCGAAAATGATTTGTTGCCGAAAATTTTAGCTTCAAAATCCATAATATTTATATTTTATAATAAATATAATTTTATTAAAGTTTTACATAACCATTTTCATAATATTCATTATATATGTCGTAATATACTTGTTTTAAAATTTTTATTACTTTAGTTATTTGAAAAGTATCAACATCTATCATCTCACGGATATAAATGTAAATAGCTTTTTTATTAAAAATTTCTAAATTTTCACGTTTACGAAATAATTCTAAAATAACATCTGCAGTTTTTTGATCTTGAACTCTTGGAAATAATTTCTTTAAATTCATATCAACATAT